ATTTCCTAAAACTGCTGATAGTGAGACACTTGGTAAAACGCTATCGGGACTCCACTCAAAATACGTCTTATTCCTCATCGATGAGTCTGGCGATATACCGCTACAAATTGGGAAGGCTGCGGAACAGGCAGTTGGTGAGACTGTTGCTCGGGGAGGATTCGTTAAAATACTCCAGGCGGGAAACCCTATATCACTTGACGGTCTTCTTTACCAAGCCTCCGTTTCAGACAAATGGTACGTTATCAGAATTACTGGCGACCCCGACGACCCGGAACGCTCTCCAAGAATTGACCTACAATGGGCCAAAGACCAGATTCAACAATACGGAGCCGACGACCCTTGGGTAGCTTCCTATATCTTAGGTAAGTTCCCAGAGTCAGGTATCACTTCGCTATTATCTATTGAAGATGTTGAAGCAGCTATGCGTAGGCATCGACCATTAAAGGATTTTGCTTATGCGCAGAAACGACTTGGTATTGATGTGGCTCGTAGTGGTATGGACTCTACTGTTATTTTTCCTAGACAGGGGTTGGTAGCCTTCAAGTATGCGACTATGAGAAATGCCAATGGCCCACAAGTAGCGGCTAGGGTGATACAAGCTAAAGTTAAATGGAAGAGTGAGGTAGAATTTGTGGACGATACTGGTGGTTTCGGTGGTTCTGTTATTGATTCTCTACAACTCGCTGGCCATTCGCCACAAGGGATTCATTTCGCCTCTAAAGCTAACGACACTAGGTACTTTAATAAACGCTCTGAAATGTGGCTTAAGATGGCCGAATGGGTAAAAGAAGGCGGGTGTTTGCCTAGATGTAATCAATTAAAGAAAGAACTAACTAGTGTAAATTACTTTATAAAGAAAGGTCGACTAGCTCTCGAGGAGAAGGACCAAGTTAAACAACGACTAGGATTCTCCCCCGATATGGCAGATGCATTAGCGTTAACCTTCGCCATTGATGACATGCCCGCCGAAGACGAGTACCACTATATTAGGCGGTTAGGTGACGAACGTGGCGAGAATAGAAAAGAATACGATATGTTTAGGGACTTATGATTACAACTATCGAACCAGTATTAGAGGCAAAAGAAGAAATGTTGGAGTTAGTAAAACTCCACCATGAAGAAGTGAACTTGTTTAATCAGGCCTTGAATATCGATTGGGAAAGCTATGCCGAGGCAGAGGCAACCAATAACTACATCTTATTTACCTTACGAAACGGGTCAAAGTTGGTGGGATATTCAGGGTTTTCCGTCTACAATCATAGCCACCATGTAGATAAACTACATGCAAGATTAGATATATTGTACGTTCATCCAGAGATAAGGGGTGAAGGTTTGCAGTTTATGTCTGATTACGAGAAGATGCTAAAGAGACTAGGAGTCTCGTATATTCATAAATCCGTACCCCTACAAAACGATTGGGGTAAAATACTTGAATTTAAGGGTTATGATAAACTTGAAATAACTTACGTTAAGGAGCTTACATGAGTGGGGCTGGGTCCAGAATCAAAGAGAAAATAAAGAAACCTGCTGAATTTGCTACCCGAACTATACTGTCAGGTGGTACTTCTTTAATTTCAGACGCTACAGGTATTAAAGGTGCCGGATATTTAGTGAACCCTATAGGTAACTTAACTGGAGAGTCACTTGGGAATGTTGCAGAGAAATATGTGGACGACCCTAAAGCGGCAAGGAAGCAAGCCAAAGAATTGCAAGCCAGACAAGACGAAGAAAACAGAGCAACACTAGAAAGATTTAGACAACAAAGAAAACAACAAGCTGCTGTAGAAGAAGCAGACGAACAACGTAGGTCTTCTAGAAGAAGACAACTAGCTCGCTCCTCTCGAGGTAGAAGAGGAACCATATTGTCTGACAGTATAGGTCAAGCAGGCGACAGACGACAAACCTTAATAGGATTCTAATATGCCAGAACAAGCTAACCACCTAACGAATAGGCAGAAAGTCTACTTGTTAGAGTCAGAACTCGAGCAAAACAGGGAAAGTTTTATTCCCTTGTGGCGTGACCTCAGTGATTTTGTATTGCCTAGACGTTCTAGGTTTTTCATTACAGATAATAACAAAGGCGATAGACGGAACCTAAAAACTATAGATTCTACTGCCACTCTAGCTTCTAGAACTTTTGCCTCGGGTATGATGACAGGGGTAACATCTCCTGCTCGGTCCTGGTTTAAGTTAGGTCTTACGAACTTTGGGCAAGACACCAGTGATTCAACTAAAGGTTATTTAGAGGAAGTCACTGATGTTATTAGACAAACTTTCCTTTTAAGTAATTTATATAATGTACTTCCAACTATTTACGAGGACTTAGGTACCTTCGGTACTGCTTGTATGTTTATGGAGTCTGACCCTGATGAGGGTGTGAGGTTTACTTCCTTTCCAATAGGTAGCTATGCCGTAGCCAATGATCGGAAGGGTAGAGCTAGAGTATTCTGGCGTGAATTTCAAATGTCTGTACGTCAGATAGTGGATAAGTTTGGTCGTGGTGGTAAACATTATGGGCCTGTAGATTGGACCAATATATCTCAAACAGTAAGGGACCAATGGGAACGAGGACAATCAGAAGAGATGATTAATGTCTCTCACATGATTAAACCTAACCCTAAGTTTCGCCCCGGTAGTCCGGTACCTAAATTTAAAAGATATGTAGAGCTATATTACGAAAGAGGTACAGACGGTGAGACTCAAAAGTCTCATGTGTCTGCAGACCTAGAGGAAAAGTTCCTAAGTGAGAAAGGATACAGCTATTTCCCTATTCTTTGTGTTCGCTGGCAAGTAACTGGTGAAGATACTTACGGGACTATGTGCCCAGGTATGATTGCACTTGGAGATATTAAAGCACTTCAACTAGGTGAAAAGCGGATTGCTCAAGCCTTAGACCAGAAAGTGAATCCCTCAATGGTCGGACCTACAGCACTGAAAAACGCTAAGGCTTCGATACTTCCAGGGGATATTACCTATATTGACGAGAGAGATGGTACTCCTTCTTTCCGTAAACTGTTCGATGTGAACTTTGATATTAGGGAATTAGAGGCGAAGCAGGAGCAAGTACGTCAGAGAATTAGTCGTTCATTCTATGAGGACTTATTTTTGATGTTGGCCAACTCGACTCGACGAGAGATTACCGCCAGAGAGATCGAGGAAAGACACGAAGAAAAACTATTGGCACTAGGTCCGGTACTCGAGAGTATCAATCAAGACCTACTAGACCCAATGATCGATAATACTTTCAACATCTTAACTGACTTAGACCGATTACCTGAAGTACCTCAAGAACTACAAGGTCAAGACTATAAAGTCGAATATATCTCAGTTATGGCACAAGCTCAGAAGATTGCAGGTATCGGGAATCTCGAGAGATTCATGGGATTCGCGGGACAAGTTGCCCAGTTTGACCCAGTAGTATTAAAGAAAGTAGATACTCCTGAAATGCTAGAAGAGTACGCGGATAAGGTAGGAATATCTGTATCGCTACTTAGGTCTAATGAAGAAGTAGAGAAAATGGTTGAAGAAGAACAACAACTTATACGACAACAACAAGAACTAGAGCAGTTAAACCAGGCGGCTGATGTAGGTCAGAAGCTAGGTAATACTGAAATTACAGAAAGTAACGCTCTAGGGCAGGTACTTGGAGTACCTGAAGGAGTCTAATGTTTACCCCAGAAGATGAACAAAAAGATGTAGCTCAAGCTGAAGAGGCTTTAAAATTAAAGAGAGATTCCGAGTTAAGTCACCTTAGAACGGTACTCTCTAACGAGGCGGGGCTTCGTACCATTTGGAGAATTATGGAGCAATGTGGTACATTTGAAAGTGTGTTTCGCCAAGATATTAATAGGATGGCCTATTATAGTGGGAAACAAGACTTAGGGCATTGGCTACAAGCGGAAGTGCTAGAAGCTGACCCTAATCTATATATTAAGATGATGAAGATGAACAATGATAAGGAGCGTAAATGACCGATGAAACAATGACAACTGGCGAACCCACGTCAGAAGCAGCAACTGAAACCACACCGGAATCGGTAACTGCTGAACAAGAACAAATTCTATACGGTGACAAGGACCAAACGGAACCTGAGAAAACAGCCGAAGCCAGTGAACCCGAGGGCGACGAACCCGAGAAAGTAGCAGAAGGTGAGGACGATAAATCAGAGG